CCGCCGTGTAGCGCCAGGCGGCACGGAACTTCTGGTTCTGCGGGTCTGCCCAGGAATCGTCATACGCGACGACGTAGGGCCACTCTGAGCCCTGGGCCGCGTGGCACGTGATGGTGTAAGCATACTCGAATTTGCGGTACCCCAGGCCTTTGAAGGTCGCGTCTGGCGCGCAGTCCGGCACAAAGTCGAACATGGCATGGTCGTTGTCAATACTTTGGACGTTCTTCGCTGTCCCTGTCATGCCGTTGACGAGGCTCAAAAGGCCCAAACTTGAGAACGTACATTCATCCCAGGCGTTTTTCTTGCGGACGATTTTCTCACACTCCGTGAGCAGCCCTTCCCGGCCGTATAGCTTCCGGGCCCAGGCGTTGAAGGTCTGACGGTTGCGGTTAGTCGCACAGATGAACTGGCTGGCATGTGTGAGCAGCGTCTTGAAGTTACGCAGGAACTGGTCCCGGTGTAATACGACGAGGTCCGGTCCCGGTGCAACGCTATCCACGGTCGGTGACCAGCCTTTGCGCAGCTGCTGTGCGAAGAGCGGGATACGGTTGCCGTCATCCTGTCTCATGATCTCATCGAGTACGATGTCGGGACCCCGTAAAAGGTCGGAGTACCGGTCGCCGACCGGCGGGAGCTGTCCCGGGTCGCCGATGGCCAAGATGGGGATTTGGAAGCTCAGCAGGTCTTTGGCGACCTCCGTGCCGACCATGGACGCCTCATCGACGACGATGAGCTTGTACGGCAGGTACGGCTTAAGGTGATGCACGACGTGCTTCTTGCCCGTCTGCGGGTCCGTTACGGTCTCGTAGTCATAGATGGCTGAGTGTATCGTCTGGCCCGGCATCCCTTTTTGGCGCATGACGCAGGCCGCTTTGCCCGTGAAGGCGCAGTACAGGGTGTTTTCGTCTGCTTCGAGCGTCCTGGCAATCGTCGTGGCCACGGTCGTCTTCCCGGTGCCGGCATAGCCGGCCATCTTGAAGATCTGTGTGTTTTGCTTTGCGTACCAGTCTGCGGCCTTATCCACAGCCTGCTGCTGTTTTTCGTTCAGCTGCATGCTTTCACCTCCTAATCTTTCTGGTAATATTCCGCCTCGAAGCCGTCGGCGTTCATGACCAGGCCATCGTTCCAGGCTTCGTTCTGGCACATGAGCTGGACGGCATCGTCGAGACTGCCCTTCCCTTCCGGCATCTCCAGGATGACTTCATCGTGGATGTGGGCGCAAATCTTATAGCCTGCGTCGGTCAACCGCTTCATCGCGGCGCAGAGGCAGTCGCGGGCGATACCCTGAACCAGATTTTCCGACAATTTTCCACCATATGTCTCCAGGGTCCCCCATCGGCCGGCGGTCGTCTTGCTGCCGCCCAGGCCGGTGTAGAGGATGGCGTCACTGCCGAACCGGTTCTTACCTAAATGTGGGTGTAGGTACACGAGATGACGGCCAGACGGCAGTTCGATGTAGAGCGCGTCGTCCTCGACGTGGAAGTGCAGGCTTTTCTGTTTGATCGTCGTCGGGATGCCGGACACGGCGTTCATCGCGGCGTTCTCCACGTCGGCCCAAAGCTTTACGATGTGCGGCGACGCTTCGCGCCACTTGCGTACGACGGTCTGGAGTTCCTCATCGGTGAGTCCCATTTTATCGGCGCCCATGGCCTTCAGCGCTCCGATGCCGCCGCCGTATCCACATGCCAGAACTGCTACCTTACCCTTCTGCCTCAGCTCGCCGTTGACGCCATGTTTCACGACTGGCACGCCAAACATAGCCGAGGCCGTCGCGCAGTAGATGTCCTTCCCTTCGGCAAATGCTTTCATTTCCCATTCTTCTCCGGCCAGCCAGGCGATGACGCGGGCTTCGATGGCCGAGAAGTCGGCCACGATGAAGCGCTTGCCAGGCGGCGCTTCCAGGGCCGTGCGAATGAGCTGGCTCAGTACGTCCTGGACGTCGTCGAAGCACAGCTCCATCGTGTCGAGGTCACCATCGAGGACCATGCTGCGGGCCAGGTCGAGGTCCGGCATGGAGTTGCGCGGGAGGTTTTGCAGCTGTACGATGCGCCCGGCAAAGCGGCCGGTCCGGGACGCGCCGTAGAACTGGAACATGCCGCGGATGCGGCTGTCCTGGCAGGCAGCATTCCGCATAGCGTCGTACTTCTTGATGCTTGATTTACTGATTTTCTGCCGGATCGTGAGCATCTCCCGGACATCATCCGGAAGGTCGCTTGTCAGCATGTCCGCGACAGCTGCTTTCGATAGACTGTCGACGGCACGGCCGAGTCTTTCTTCCAGCCAGTCCTTGACCTGCAGCGGGCTGTTCGGGTTGTCGATACCTGTGATTTCCGTGGCCCGGGCCAGCAGTTTTTCCCGGTATTCGCCGGAGAGCCGGATGGCGTTGTCGACCAGCGTCTGATTGACCATGATGCCGTTACGGTTGATGGCCTGGTCGATGAGCCAGTTCTCATGCTCAAAGTCAGGCGGCCGGAGATTTACGAGTTTATCCCGGATGGCCCGTTCGACGACGACGTCCTGGCGGTTGTATTCTTTAAAGATGGCCCACTTGTCCGGCGCGTCTTTCGGGTAGTTCCGGGTCCGGCCGCCGTTGGTCTTCGTCGGCTTGCAGGGCAGACAGAAGTAGCGGATGAGCGCCTTGCCGCGCGTGTCCTTCTGTCGGTCCTCATCAAAATGCATGGCCTTGGCCACGGCGGCCAGGTGCGGCGGATAGGAGTTATACAGGGAGAGGATGCGGTCGCACTCCCACTGTTCTTCCGGCAGGTCCGGGAAATATTTTCTAAGGCAGTTGATTTCAAAATTCGCGTTGAACGCGGTCTTTAGTACGTCTTTGTCATACAGCGCTGCCTTGACGTCGTCCGGGAGCGTTTCGCCCTGCGCCAGGTCGACGACCCGCACGGGGTCATCGTCGAAGGCGTAAGCGAACAGCAGAATCTCGAAGTCAGGCGCCTCTACGTACTTGTAGACGCTGTACTTTATGTTGTTACTGGAGTATGTCTCCAGGTCGATTGCGAGTGTCCGCATATCGTCAGCTCCTAACTCTTATAAGAATTCTTCGGCGTCCTTGAGGTCCTTCTCATCGATGAGGTCATCATCCCAGGAGTCGCTGGTGACGACGATGCCGCTGAGCGGTTCGCCGTCCTTGATTTTCCGGATAGCGTTGAGGCCGACGCCGATGCCTTTCTTGCCGGCATGGTTGTAGCAGAAAAGGTTTAACATAAACTGGCAGTAACAGCCGCTGTAGACGTCTTCCGGATCCATGACTTCCGTGCGGTCTTTATTAAAGATTTTCGGCTGACGTGTCGAAGACGCGTTGCAGAAGTACGTGTTCTGGTACGTCGGATCACCCGCTTTAGTTTCATCCGTGTCACCATCGCGCAGCGGTTCGTGCACGCCACGGTCGGTGCCGCCCCAGACACCGCGGGCTTCCGGGTCGCTGCGGAGCTTCGCGATGGCATCCTGGAAGCGCTTGAGCGTCTTCGTATCGCTCTTCGGGATGATGATGGACGCCGTGTATTTCAGGTTCGTCGGGTCGTCCTGGTTCGGACGCGGTTCGAAGATGTGAGCATAGGAAAGGCGGGCTACGCCGGTCTGGATCGTAATGTTTTTCATGTTGGTTTCCTCCTAAAAATTAAAGTAAAGAATCGTCAAAAGCGTCGGCCGCTTTGGCCGTGATGTCGAGCGGGGGCCGCTTGTCGCTGAGCTCTACGAGCGTCGGCTTACCGTCGGGCTTTTCGATGAGGCCGCCCAGGGCTTCGGCCAGGGACTTCTTGCCGACGAGCTTTTCCAGCGCCGTCAGCGTCTGGATCTCACGGGGCTTGTAGATGGCGTCGGCATCAAAGCCTTTATCGATGAGCGCTGCTGCGGCCGCGTCGGGGTCGGAGATGACGCGCTTACTCCGGCCCTCTACGAGCTTCATGCCCGGCCAGTCGTAGCCGTCGAGAGCCTTACTGAGGGCGTAGTCCTCGATGTCCGTGAGCCATCGCTTGATATCTTTTGCGGCTTGCAGGATGGAGACGGTCTCTAGATCCGTCAGCGTCTGCTTCTTGCGGAGCGCCGTCTTTTCCGTCATGTATGCGGCCAGGGCCTTGCACCGCGGCCGGAACTTGCAGAACCGGCAGTGATCGCCGGCCTGGAAGTCGCCCTTGCCGTCATAGGCAAGCTTTGCGACAGGGATGATGGATCGGCCCCAGTCGAGGAGCTTCCCCGCGCTCAGTGTGTCCGTCGAGACGCTGTCGAGGCGCGGCTGGATGATGGTCATATGGACCGTGTCGAACGCGTAGAGCATGCCGAACTCATCGACGGCGCCCAGGGCGTAGAGCCGCATCTGGGTGTTTCCCTCAGCCGACACGGGGACGCCCTTGCCGTATTTGAGGTCACATATCTCTAACGCCCTGTCGGAGACGATGACCATATCGCCCGTTCCGAAACCATCCGGAACGTACGTCGAGAAATCGAGACGGAACTCGACGTGTACGACGGCGTCGGGCGATGCCGCTTTGGCTGCATTGATTTTCTCGATGCAGACGTCGACGTAGCGCTGCACCGCTTCCGTCATCTCCTCATCGGGACATTGCACATCGGATGAGCCGCCGGCCAGATAGCCTTTCAGCGTCTTTTCGGCCAGGGCGTGGGCCTGCGTGCCCTCTTCGGCGTAGACGGACGTCGTTTCCGGCAGTTCGGCATTGATCCGCGCCGACGGCGGGCAGGCCAACCAGCGCGATGAGCTGGATGCGCTCAGGATTGCGTGGGTACCGGGCATGTCATTCGCCTCCCAGCAGTTCTAAAATGGCCGGCAGGAGCGGCCGCGTGACGTTGGTCACTTTGCAGGCTTTGACGTGGTTCTCTTCGAGCCAGTTCTTGAGCTTCTGCTTGTTGTCCGGCGATTTGTGTAGGAATGCCGGGACGAGTTTGCGGATCTTCATGACTTCCGCTTCCGTGAGCTTGTCCGGGTCTTCCGCGGGCTTGGCCGCTTCCGGCTTAGCTGGTGCAGGTGCCGGCGTCTTTGCGGGCACGGCCGTAGCGGTTTCTTTCGGGGTTTCCGCTGCAGTGACTCCCGTAGGGTTGATGACGTCGCGCAGGCATTCACAGAGGCAATCCAGGCTCTTCATGAGCGCCGGCGATTCGTCGAGGGTGATGTGGATGTTGATGTCCATTAGTCTAGTTCTCCTTTCTCTACGCTGGTCAGAGTGGCCAGCAAGTCAGCATAGGTTTCAGCAATAGGGATGCCCTGACGGGTAGCGAAGTCATATTCCGTCTGACAGCCAAGGCTGCTTTCCCAGTCGCCGGTCATAAAGACCACGTCACAGCGCGATTCCAGCTCTAAGAGGAGCTGCAGGTCGCGGCCGTAGTGGTCCGGGTCATAGGGCCGGCAGGTGACGCTGAGCGCCGGCACGAAGAGGGCTTCCGGGAGCTGACGGGCATAGGATTTACAGATCTCCCGAGCCCGGGTGACGTTGGCGGCATCGCCGCCGAAAGGGTGCGATACATAGATGATAGGTGGTCTCATACTTCAGATTCTCCTTTGGTGAATTTCCAGGCCATGTACTGGCCATAGGATAGGCCCCGCGCACGGGCCTCTTCGATGCACAGTGCCAGGTGGCTCTTCGTTTTACGCCGCCGCTTTGGCGCTGCGCCCGGTTTTGGGTGTTTCCGGGGATGGTAGCGGCATTCTATTGAGCTTACGCGGTGCGAATGCTTGTACCCGCAGGCCATGGCGCCGTAGCCGTTCTTTTTCAACGGCTTGCCGCAGTATATGCAGGTGTCGGTGTGCTGTTGCTTTTTAAACAACATGTACCGGTCGTGTACCTTCGCCCGGCAGTCCGGGCATTCGTGCAGCGGCCCGACCCGGTACGCGTGCTCGGTGTACGTTTTCCCGCAAAGGGAGCAGGTCAGTGTCATCATTTTTTTCATGGCTTCCGCCTCCAGTTCCGCTGGTTATCCCATTGCTTATACTTTTTCCGTGAGTAACGTTTACAGAGCAGTTTCGCGACCAGGATGCCGGACTTCGTCTTTTCCGGGTCGTCGCTATAAAGGTGCCGCTGGCACATCCGGGCGTGTACGCCCAGGGGCAGCACCATTAGATTGTCAAGAGAGCAGTTCGTCTTGTCCCCGTCGAGGAAGACGAGGACGTGGCTTGGAGGTATCGGGCCGTGCGCCTGCTCCCACACCCAGCGGTGCTTGAATGTCATCTTGCGGGCGCCCGGCGGCTTGAAGTGGACGAACCCGTCCTGATCGATGGACTCATAGCCGGCAGGCTTCGTGTTCGGCGGTGCCTGGCCTTTCTTGAACTGCGTGGCTTCGCCGCCGATATGGAGCCCTTTCATGCCTTTGTTCCAAGGCACGTTTCCTTTCGGGTACTGCCCGGTAAGTCCGGAGTTCATCCGCCACCGGCTGCGCATGTTCTTGACCTGGCCGAGCGTCAGATGAACGCCGAACTTATCGAGCACCTGCTTCTGCTGGTCCACATAAGTCAGTCCCTGGCAGTGGTCCTTGAGCCAATGATACTGCTCTTTCGACAGCAGCGGGACACCGACGCCGGTCTTGAGGCCCAGATGGTATAGGTAATACGACACCCGGGACGGCTTTATGGTGTAGCCGAAGCGCTGAGTCATCTCCGCGGCGAGGTCCTTGGGTCTGCGGCCTTTATAGTTGGCTTGCAGCCACTGGGCCTCGGCGCTGCCTTTGCGCCAGAGCTTAGTCATCGTCGTCATCCCCTGTCATGAGCATCTTCGGCGCCTCGGAGTCTTTGCGGTACATGCCGTCGCTCCGGGCCAGGGCGGCCTTGAGTACCAGGTTGCCCGTCGCGATGATGGACTGGCTGACGTCGATGACGGCGTCGGTCT